AAGGTGAGATTCTTGAGAAGTATTCTGATGTATCTAAAGCTGGTGATGCACTTACGGAAAACGGTAATGATAACTATTATGCCGACGTTCTGTTTGCTCAGTCTCTTTACGTCTACTGGATGGATCATCCAGCGGGTGCAACGAACTGGGGTTCGGCTGCGAAAGGTACAACATTTACCCCTCCAACTTCACCCATTGATGCAGCTTCTCTAGTCGCTGGTGTTGGTGGTGCAACTGCCTCTACCGAAGGTCAGAGACAGACTGCTTACACAGATGCTTTTGGTGATCCTGATACTGAAGATGTTAATCTGGTAATCGCCGGTCCTGCTTCTGTAGATAACGCTGGTGCAATAACACATGGTGTGTTTATTACAGACCTTGTCAACAAAAGAAAAGATTGTGTTGGTCTTATTTCACCTGATCGTAGTGATGTGGTGAATATTGCACGATCTTATACACAAACAACAAACGTCAAAGGTTATTTTGATCAATTGAGTAGTAATTCATACACAATTTTTGATAGTGGTTATACAAAAATGTATGATCGTTATAATGACGTTTATCGCCATGTTCCGCTTAATGGTCATATTGCTGGTCTTTGTGCTCAAACAGATGCCACTAATGATCCATGGTGGTCACCTGCTGGTACGAGCCGCGGACAGATTCGTGGTTCAGTAGAACTTGCTTATAATCCTTCACAGACAGAACGTGATACTTTGTATCGTGCTCGCATCAACCCAGTTGTTGCGTTCCCGGGAGAAGGTACTATGCTGTTTGGTGATAAGACAGGGCTTGCTCGTAACAGTGCTTTTAGTCGAATTAACGTTCGACGCTTATTCCTCACTATTGAGGAGGCCATAAAGTTGGCTGCTCGTTCAGTACTCTTTGAGTTCAACGATCAGTTCACAAGAGACAACTTTAAGGCGATGGTAGATCCTTACTTGCGTGATGTACAGGCGAGACGAGGTATTATTGACTTCCTAACTGTGTGTGATGAATCAAACAACACAGGCCAGGTTATTGATAATAACGAGTTCCGTGCTGATTTCTACATCAAACCAGCAAGGTCTATCAACTACATCACACTGACCTTCATTGCAACACGAACTGGTGTTGATTTCAGTGAAGTAGTCGGCAGAGCCGGTTAAGGGGGGAATGACAAATGCCTAATATTAATACATTCGTACAGAACCTCAAAGGTGGTGGTGCTCGTGCTAACCAATTCCAAGTCCAGATTACTGCTACACCAGCCGGTGTTGCATTGGGTGAGGAATTTACATTCTTGTGTCGTTCAGCTCAAATTCCTGCAATGACTATTGGTGAGGTAGCAGTACCTTATCGTGGTCGGCAAGTATTTGTTGCTGGTGATCGTACATTCGATGCATGGACTACAACAGTCTTTAGTGATGCCGCATGGTCTATTCGTGGTAATCTAGAAAAATGGTCCAATAGTATGCAGGATATGGGTAACTGGTCTTATGGTTTGAAAGGGCCGCAAGACTATTATGGTGAAGCCACAGTTACACAAATGGATCGAAATGACTCAGCTGTTAATAAGTATACTTTGTATAACCTTTGGCCGCAGACGATTGATCCAATTGATCTCGCTTATGATACCAATGACGCAGTAATGGAATTTGGTGTTACTTGGCGATTCAATTATATGGATTCTGGTGCCGGTGGTGGTACTGTTGCTGGTAGTGGCGGGACCCGATAGAGGTTAATATCTTAAAATAGTTCTGCTCTAGTTTGTATAAATAGTTGTATGGCAGAATTATTTGGATATGAGTTCAAGAAGAAAGAGGCGGCAAAGGCGAAATCCTTTGTCGCCCCTTCTGACGAAGAAGGCACACTAGACATTGCTGGTGGTGCTGGTTTTTTTAGCCAGTATGTAAACCTAGACAAAGTTGCAAAAAACGACTGGGACCTAATTCGTAAATATCGCACCACATCGGAAGCTCCGGAGTGCGATCAAGCAATAGAAGATATTATCAACGAGGCCATCACGGCCGATGAAACGGACATCTCTGTAAAGCTAGACCTTGATCTAGTTAAAATGTCTGAGTCTATCAAGAAAAAAATGGTTGTAGAATTCACTGAAATTCTGCGCCTTTTGGATTGGAAATATAGAGGGCATGATATATTTCGCCGTTGGTATATTGATGGACGTATTTTCTATCACAAACTAGTTGATCAAAAGCAAGCTCGGAAAGGTATTGCTGAAGTTCGTTATATTGATCCCAAATTCATTAAGAAAGTTCGTATTATTGAAAAGGGAAAAGAAACTAATAAAGAAAATACTAGTGAGATGGATTTGATACAAAAGACACAAGAATTTTTTATCTTTAATGATTCTGGTGTTTATCCAGGGATGACAAGTTTTACTGGTCCTGCTGTCAAAAATTCTCAAGGATTAAAGATAGCACCAGATGCTATTGCTTATGTAACATCAGGAATATATAACCCGACAACTAAACAAGTCTATGGTTATTTACAAAAGGCGATCAAACCTACCAACCAACTCCGTATGATGGAAGATGCGTTGGTTATCTATCGTATCAGTCGTGCTCCCGAACGTAGAATCTTTTATATTGATGTGGGCAATCTACCCAAACCTAAGGCAGAAGCTTATCTAAAAGATGTGATGAGTCGCTATCGTAATAAGGTTGTGTATGATGGTTCTACAGGTGAGGTTAAAGATGACCGCAATCAAATGTCAATGCTTGAAGATTTCTGGTTGCCACGCAGAGAAGGTGGTAGAGGTACAGAGATTACAACATTGCCTGGTGGACAAAATCTTGGTGAGATGCAAGATGTAACATACTTCCAAGAAAAACTTTATAAGTCACTGAACATTCCATCTTCTCGTTTGATGACAGACTCCGGTTTCAACATGGGCCGGTCATCTGAAATTACACGGGATGAAATTAAGTTTACAAAATTTATTCAACGACTACGAAAAAGATTCTCAGGCCTGTTTGCTGATCTTTTAAAGACCCAATTACTATTGAAAGGTATTCTTACTATAGAAGATTGGGAAGAGATTAGAGAGTCTATTATATACGATTTTAATGACGATAATCATTTCTTTGAAATGAAAGAAAGTGAGTTATTAAAAGATCGTGTAGAACAATTGGCTGGAGTATCAGATTATATTGGTACATATTTCTCTATTGAATGGATACGAAAGAACGTATTGCAACAGACCAAGTTGGAGATGGAAGAAATTGATCGTCAGATTGATGATGAACGAAAATCAGGTAAGATTGATCCTGTTGCTGGTCAAGATATGGGTGGACCTGAAGGTGGATTTGGTGATCCTTCTAGAGGTATTGAACAAGAACCTATGTATCCTGGAGATGGTGAAGAACCTGAACCCGAAGATGCTGATGATGAGGAAGGGTTGGAAAATAGAAACTTATAAATATAAGAACATGAGGAATTATTATTATGGCTAATGAAATTAGAGGTATGGTTGATGCTGTTGCATCAGGCGATTTAAACGCTGCCAATGCAGCTTTTGATGCAGCTCTACAGCAAAAAAGAGAAGATGCGTGGGTAAACACCAAACACGAATTTGCGAGAACCGCTTTTGATGCTTCACCACCTGAGCCCACTTCGGGCATTGATACCGGAATCACAGGAGACCCGGCAGAAGTTCCTACAGAGGAAGAATAAATGAAACTTATATCCGAACACGTTGATCATATTGATTACATAGTTGAAGCTGAAGAAGGTGGTAAGAAAAACTATCGCATCAAAGGTGTATTCATGCAGTCTGAGATAAAGAATCGGAATGGACGTATGTATCCTGAGCAAGTTCTTGCTAAGGAAGTAAAAAGATATAACAAAGAATACGTCAATCAGAAACGTGCATTTGGCGAACTGGGACATCCAGATGGCCCTACCGTAAATTTAGAACGAGTATCACATATGATTACTAGTCTCAAACAAGATGGACAGAATTTCATCGGTGAGGCTAAGGTAATGGATACACCTTACGGTAAAATTGTAAAGAATCTCATAGACGAAGGTGCTAAGTTAGGAGTTTCGTCCCGAGGTATGGGTTCACTAGAACCAAGAGGTAGGATGCAGGTAGTCAAAGATGATTTTTATTTGGCGACTGCGGCCGATATTGTTGCAGATCCATCAGCCCCCAATGCTTTCGTAGAAGGTATTATGGAAGGCAAGGAGTGGGTATGGGATAACGGCATAATTAAAGAGATGGATATAGAAGAATATAAGAAGCAATTAGATAGAAAATATGAATTTGCGCAGGCAAGAGAAGTAAAGAATGCTGAAATCTTTTCAGATTTTTTGTCTAAAATTTAAATATTATAAATAACTTATATACTTTTATAAATAACAAGGGAGTTATCCAACGATGACAGATATCAACGCAGAACTAGAGGCCATCGCCGAAGATGTATTTACAGACGATGCGCAGCTAGACGAAGTGGCCGCAGATGCCCCAAAGAAAGGTGCTGGTGCCGCTATGCCGCCTGAAAAGCTGCCTGGCGAAGTACAAGACATGGGTCCTGCTGTTGTTTCTCCTGACGCCAAAACTGATCCTGGTGTTGCCGCAGAGAAGAAAGCCAAACAGGCTAAGAAGCCTGGCCGTGATGGTAAAGGTCTTCCCTCCGCAGCTTCCCCCGAAGCTCAAGGTGACGGAAATGGTCCAATGAAGTCTAATGAAGAAGTTGAAGATGAGACTTTAGATACTATTACCGAAGTGCCTGAGGAAGAATCAGATTACGTGGAAGATGAGACAATAGAAGAGCGAGTTTCTGCTATGGATCTCTCTGATGATGTTAATGCCCTGACTGAAGGTGGTGAACTTTCAGAGGAGTTTAAGAAGAAGGCTGCTACAATTTTTGAAGCAGCTGTTCGTGCGAAGCTTCGTTCAGAGTTAGAACATCTTGACGAGAAATTCACAGCAAAGTTCAATTCTGAAATTGAAGAAGCAAAGAATGATATGGCGGAGAAAGTCGATGACTATCTCAACTATGTTGTAGAAGAATGGATGAGGAAAAATGAAGTTCCCGTTGCTCATAGAATGAAAGCGGAAATTGCAGAAGGATTCATCACAGGTCTTAAAACATTATTTGAAGATCACAATATTTCTGTTCCTGATGAACAGTTTGATATGCTTGATGCCGCAGCCGAGAAGGTTGACGAGCTGGAGAGTAAATTGAACGAAGCATTAGAGACTAATATTGAACTATCTAAAGATAATGATGTACTTAAAAGACATGAAATTCTTTTAGATGTGGCTTCTGATCTTGCAGATACGGAAGTAGAAAAGTTTGCAGGTCTTGCCGAAAATATTAACTATGAGAACGAGGCTGATTTTCGTGAGAAAGTCGAAACGATCAAAGAGTCATATTTTCCAAAAGCTCAAGCAAGTAACAATGATGACACAGCAGCACCTGTAAATGAGGGTGGCACACCTAGTCTAGAAGAAGGTGACGTTCCCCAAACGATGGCTGCTTATATGTCTGCTATTTCTCGGAATCATATCCGCGAACAGCAAGGCTAAATAAGTTTACACAACAAAAATAGGGAGAAAATAAAAATGTTTCAAACGGAACACCTACAGGAAAAGTGGTCGCCAGTGTTGGCGCATCCAGACCTCCCCGAGATTAAAGATAGCTATCGTCGGGCAGTCACCACAGTAATCCTGGAAAACCAAGAACGTGCAATGAAGGAAGATTCTGCTTTCCTTTCTGAAGCTGCACCTACAAACTCTACAGGCGCATCTATTGCCAATTGGGATCCAATCCTAATTTCGCTGGTTCGCCGTGCGATGCCTTCTCTTATTGCTTATGATATCTGCGGCGTACAGCCAATGACCGGTCCTACTGGACTTATCTTTGCGATGAAGGCTCGTTATACTAACCAAAGTGGAACCGAAGCTCTGTTCAACGAGGCCCAGACAAAATTCTCTGGTACTGGTACAAACGTCGGCTCTAACGTACTTCATAATCTGAGTAATGTTAATTTCCAGACAGGTACTGCCATGTCTACAGCTGATGCTGAAAAACTTGGTGATTCTGCTCTAAATGCATTTGCTGAGATGGCGTTCAGTATTGAGAAAGCAACCGTAACTGCAAAGTCACGTGCCCTCAAAGCTGAATACACGATGGAACTTGCTCAGGACTTGAAAGCCATTCATGGTCTAGACGCAGAAACAGAACTTGCGAATATCCTAAGTTCTGAAATTCTTGCTGAAATCAACCGTGAAGTGGTCCGTACTATCTATCGAAATGCCGTGATGGGTGCTGCTACAAACGTATCAACGCCTGGTGTTTTTGATCTTAATACTGACTCCAATGGTCGCTGGTCTGTTGAGAAGTTCAAAGGTCTTATGTTTGCTATCGAACGTGATGCGAACATGATCGCTCGTGATACTCGCCGTGGTAAAGGTAACATTATCCTTTGCTCCGCTGATGTTGCGTCTGCTCTTACAATGGCTGGTCTGTTGGATTATGGTTCAAACCTGTCTGACAACCTCAATGTTGACTCCACAGGCAACACATTCGCTGGTGTTTTGAATGGTCGCTTTAAAGTCTATGTTGATCCTTACATGAATATGGCCGTTCCTTATCCGGCTGCCGGTACACCTGCTGGTGCCAACGCATCGCAGTACTACTTGGTTGGATACAAAGGCACATCGCCTTATGATGCTGGTATTTTCTACTGCCCATACGTTCCGTTGCAGATGGTTCGTGCGGTTGGTGAGAGTTCCTTCCAGCCTAAGATTGGTTTCAAGACACGATATGGCTTGCAAGTTAATCCGTTCGCTCAGTTGAGTGCTGCTACAGACGGCGCCGGTGCGGTGAATAACAACGTGTACTATCGCCGTGTCCAGATCGACAATCTGATGTAAAAAAAACGACACACTTATTATAATAATAAAAGTGTTATTTCAAAGACCTTCCTTCGGGGAGGTCTTTTTTTTGCTTATAAACTATTATAAATAGTACATTAAAGAGAAGTAATTGTAACAATGATGGGGTCCCGCTTCCGCCTCGAGGAGAAAACAAATGGCAATAGTAAACACAATAGCAAAAGATACAGACTGGCAAGCGGTCATCGTATCTAAAATAGCAGCACATACAACAGCCAATAGTGTATTGGTTCCAGCGAATCAATTGAGATATTGGACTACTGGCAATTCTGCATTAAGTATTTCTAGAATTAAATGGTCAGCTAATCATCCTAATGGTGGTGTAGAACTATTATGGGATGCAACAACCAACCAACACATATGTCACCTATTCGGTAATAATGGCTCATACGGTGGAGCTGACGGTAATGGTGGTTTTAAAATGCAAGAATATAGTCAGTTTAAAACTAACCTATCATCAGCCATAAACAATTCAGTTACTTCAATCCCACTAAATGATACACGGGGTTTTGCATCAGCTGGTATGATTGTTATAGGTTCAGAAAATATTACCTATACAGGTAAGTCTACTGCGTTTGGTGCTGGTAATTTAACTGGTGCAACTAGAGCGGCAAACAGCACATCTGCAGCTGCCCATGATGATGATGCAGAAGTAAAATCAATGCGACCTATTGGTTACACTGGTGATATTTTAATAACTCCTGCTGCATCTTTGACAGGAACAATCATTACCGAAGTTCATAAGATGGTTAATGAAGGTGGTCAAGGTTGGGGTAACTAATTAAATGGCCGCAATACCTAATTCAAGTTTGCGGACAGGTGAAGTTGGCGGTTCCGATGCTCTACCGACTACCGGAATCGTTGACTCTACTTCCAGACAACCAACGACATTTGATTATTCACAGTCAAATCAATTTAAAATATATCTACCGATTTTTCCTACGGTAGAATGGTTTGTGGTGTCTGCTAATATCCCTGGTATTACTTTAGGACAGGCCAGTCAGTATACACCATTCGTAGATATTGCGGTGGTAGGTGATAAGTTACAATATGATAATTTTAATATGACTTTTTTAGTTGATGAGAAGTTACATAATTATCAAGAAATGCTGGCATGGACTTATAATATAGGATTTCCTTTTTCTAGAACACAGTTCAACACAGTAGATAGACCTG